GCTGTGCTAGCGGCTGTTAAACGACCCTGTGCATCAACAGTGAACGTACTTACGGCTGTAGCTGATCCATATGTGCCTGCTGTTACTGCGGTATTATCAAGATTTATAGTGAGCGTGTCGGTTGCGGATGCGACAGATGAAAGACCAGTTCCGCCAGAAATTGTTATTGTGTCACCAAGATCAATAACTTGGGATGTGCCAGAATCTCCAGCCAAACCAATAGACCCAGAGAATGTTGAAACTGCTGTATCAACATAGTCTTTAGTTGCTGCATGAGAGAGCGCAGATGGAGTTGGGACTATTACCGTTCCTGTAAATGTTTTATTTCCAGAAATTGTCTGAGCACCAGTAAGTGTAGTAAATGCTCCAGGACCTGCTATTGCAAGAATAGACGTTGCATCGCCGCTTGAATCACCTTTTCCATAATAAAGGGTTTCATCAACCTCATTAAATGCTAGCTCAGCGTTTTTTAAACCAGACGGAGCACCTGCTGCACCACTAGTTCTTCTTTTAATTCTAATTGTATTAGCCATTTAAAAATTTCCTCCGTCTGTTATTTCTTTTTCTGCTGTATTAACCCAATTGTTTCCGTCATACTGCAAGACATCTCCAAGTGCAACAGACGTAATAGTAACATCATTTAATCCATTTAAAAGGGCTTGTGCAGCTATTAATGTCTCTGTATTAATTATTCTATCTTTTACTGTCAAATAAATTCCAGCTGGAGAAACCCCCAAAACTGTTTGTATTGCTTCTACTGCGTCATTTATATTTGAATGTTGTTCATGGTGTGGAACTGTGCCGTGAATTTAATGTATCTGTAGCAATCGGATTAATTAGTACATCTAATCCTGCGGGATAATTTGTTGCCATTTTAAATTCCTTTATATAGACAAAATTTTTGTTGATGAATTATTCCAAGATATTGTTATTTGCACATCTTCTTGTGATCCAGGGTATGGTAATCCTTCTGCTGTATCTACATAAAATAGTAATCTTGAATTAGCATCTGACCCCCCAACTTGATAAAAAACCATTGCTACTATTGCCTGGTTTGCCGGAAGGGTAAAAGTAATGTCTTCGGCGTCAATTGTTCCAGATACATTTGTTACACTTTGCAAAATAGGAAACCTAACGGCAATACCTGCTGGTGATATGTCGCTTACAAACTGGTGAGAATTTTGTTGTGGAGTATAGGAATTTGTTGTAAATAAAACTCTAAAAGAGTTATCTGTAAAATCAAATTCTCCATTTAAGATAGCTTCTTTTGCTTTTGTATAAATAAAGTTTGCCAATTTAAATTCCTATTTCTTTTGAAAGTATAATTCTATATTTGTATCCTTTTTCAAAGTATTTTTTTTGAGCCGTGTTATACGACGGCGTTGCATCCAGAGAAGGAAAATCAATATAAACTTCAGATTTCCAAGAATGCATAGAGATTTGTGTTAAAACAGTTTGCCAGCGAGTGGGATCTGTTTGAATCTTTTTTCTTTGAACCTTAAAATAAGTATTATTCAAAAAGTTTGTGGCTGGCCTCGCGTTAAAGTAAACTATGACTCTTCCTGCGTTATAGTCATTATCTATATAAAAGTCACCATTTTCAGGATCAACACTTTTTACATAAAACTGTGGATTTTTGGCAAGAATCTGAACAGTTGTAAAAGCGTCGGTTCTTATGGATTTATCCTCAATCAGCAGCTCTTGTACAACTGGGACAGTGTAGGAATTAAACTCCGAAGGTGTTGCCGATTCTTGTTGGGTAAAACAAATTTGTTCTTCTGATATAGACTCATTGGAAGCATCCAAAAAATTTACAAGTCTTATCAAATACTGTTTTCCGCTTTGCCTTTGGGCGTCCCAATATAACTTTAATGTTCTTGATATTTGATTATAATCAGCTATTGTATTTATTGTCAAGAATGGGTTTGACAAAACTGCTGGGGTAGCGTCATCTGTTTGAACAACAAAGTTAGAGTTCTTCAAAGAAGATATCTTTATGGTTTTTCCAAACCTCACTACAACCATGTTATTGTCCACAATTGCATAGTCAATCAAGGGAAGTGACACATCAATCTCCTGTTTTTTCTTCTATTTAACTAGTAACAAAAAGTATTACGAAAACCAACAGGGGGGTGGTGTTTTCACCACCCCCCTGGGCTAGGGATTTGTAACTATAACCTCCCTAAGGATTTTTGTCGCATTAGATCTGGTTGAAAACCTGAACTTCGTAGTTACGTGCGAGGCTGACATTCTTGGCAACTGTGATACCTTCACCGTCACCAAGCATCACGATGTCGTAACGCTCCTTCATCTTCATCGAGCGAATGTCACGGCTAGGATCATCAAATTGATCTGTGCTCATGTCATCTTTGACGAGGATTGTTCCAACCTCGTTACGGTCGATGAGGAAAATGTCTGACTTGGCTGGTGTTGCACCGCTCTTTGCTGTAAAGCTTACGAATGGTGAAACAATTACATTCAAGCCCATTGGGGCAGTTGCATTCAGCGCTGCATCAGGACTGCTTGGACGATATCCCCAACTGGTATTAACCGCAGAAGCGGCGCCACCCATGTGGAAGATTGCGTCTTTAAGGAATACTGACCACATCAATGGATGTAGAATGAAGTCTGTTGGAATGTGCTTTTCAGCCATGAGAACTGCTGCCATGTCAACAACGTCGTCCCAACGAATTGTTTCGTTGGCTGCTCCGTCGACTCCAAGACCAGTAGTGTCATCATAGGATCCGCTATCATTGTCAAAAACAATTGTAGCTGCGTCCTTGAAACGGCTTAGTGCAATTTGTTCTTTGAGGCGAGCCATTGCGCGACCTGCTGCTCTTACGTGAAGACCAACAATGTCCCAAAGTGAGTCAGCGATGACTTCTTCAGTGAATGAAAGCTTGACACCCTTTTTGGATACCTTGCCCTCAATTTGCTTTGCAAAGGCTAGTGCCTGCTCTGGGTACTCTTGTCCTTCGGGAATCTCAGCAGCTTGAATTGCGTTGACTGCGGGGAACTCTAGCGAGCGCCCCTTTCCTAAACGGACTACAGAAAGAAGAGGAGTTACCAGTAATTGTGGTTCCGCTGCTTCTCTAAGAGTACGAGAGATAACCTTTGGGAAGAGTGCGGCAGCGTCGGCTGAAGCAAAGGCCTCCTTGATTGTTACTCTATTGTTCTCATCAATGTGTCCATCTTCGGCCAGCGCGGCTTCCCAAGCTGGGAGACCCGAGAGGAGCTCTTGTATTGTTTTGCTCATCTTAGGATTATTCCTCCTGTGTTATTATTTCTGTTATTATCAGAGCGTTAAATTGACGCGGAATGCGCCTTTTACGTTATGTACATCCAAGTTGCTACGGATACCAAGCTTGCCTGAGAAAGTGCCTGAGCGAGTAATCTCAAACACTGTCTTGAGCGCACCTGGGTCCGATGGAAGCTGCATGTAGGACAGTAGGCCGTCATCATAGTTGGCGGCAAATGTTTCTACCTCGACTACCTTACCAACCTGGAGGTAAGAATAGACTGCAGAGCTGTTGTAGAAGTCTGCAGCAGCGGCTTTGACCGGACGACCCATATGGTCTGAACGGACAACGCTACCTACTGTGACATCCGCGTTTATACCATCAACCATTGGATACTCAACATAGCCGTGGGTGATGAAACCTGCGCCTTGAGAAGTGCCTTTGTCAAATGGACGATAAAGGTCGTATTGGGCAACTCCTACCGGAACTGATCTTGCGCCGACAGCTACTGTGTCAGTTGCGCCAGAAGAATAGCTTGGCGTTGCACCGTTAAGCGGATCCCATGATGCAGGCATTGTGTCGCCATAGGTGACTGCAGCCGATGAACCATTAGCTGGGACAACTCTTGCATCGCCGTTTGAATCGGCAACGACTGAAAGAATTGTTCCTTTTGGAATTACGATTTCAAAACGATCATCTTCTGAATCTTTGTACCAGGTTGGAAGACCTGGATGAGGAAGAAGGTAAGCTGCTGGAGCAATACCCTCAGACACTACAAAACGACCTGATCCAGTCTTAGTGCCTACTTTGCGAAATTTTGCTAAACTCATTTAAGTTTCTCCTTAAAATATTTTATAGTTTGATTCGACCCATTAATGCATCTACAAATACCTGCTCTGCAGAACGCTCTTGTGAAACTTCTTCTTTTTCCTTGTCAATTGTAATTGCGTTTTCTTCGCCTTCAATGACTTCTACTTCAGAATCAATTTCTGGAACGGCAGCTTTTGCAGCTTTTGCTGTCGGCATTTTTGCAATATCCCTAAGGGAATCCGCTAGAGAGCTTGCGCTTCTCTTGGCGTGATCCTCCATCAAAGATTCTCTGCTTTCAATTGCCTCAATACCTGCTGCAATCTTTGCGTCAACAACTCTTTCTGCAAGAGTTCTATGTAATGCATTTTTGAGTTTTTTATTTTCTTCTTCAAGAAGTTGAACTTTTTCGTCTGCGTCTTTTGCTTTTTGCTCAGAAGCTTCTTTTGTGCCAGTGAGCTGTGCATCTGACTGCTCAACTTCTTTGTTTTCTTCTGCTTCTGTAGAATTTTCAGAATCAACTTTTTCAAGTTCTTCCTGCTTTTCTTCAGCTACAGGAGACTTTGTAATTCTCCATGATTCATCTGCTGGCTCTCCAGCGTCTTCACCAAGAGAAAATCTCAATTGCCATGACCACTTTTTGTGAACATCACTAAGTGAAGTCAGCAAATCTGATGCATCCTTGTCATTAGCTTCGTCACATGTGGCAATTGCTGCCAGTATAGTTTCGTTAAGCATAGTGTTTTTGACAAGTATGTCTTGTAGAACTTGCTGCACTTTTGAAGCAGCAGAAGGAATCTCTTCTTTTGCTTCAGGTTCCTTGCTTGTTTTGTCTTCTTCGGCTGCCGCGTTTTCTTCTGGTGCATCAGCCTCTTCTTTTGGCTCATCAACTCCAGATGCTATTGTTGAAAGATCTTGACTCAATTCTTCAACAGCTGTCAGGACATCGTCCTGCTGAACATCGTCTTTCATATTTGACTTCTCCCTATGGGTTGTATCAGATTCATTCTCGTTAGATAGTAATGATTCGTTAGAATTAATGTAATTTTCACTTTCATGAATGGCCATAGCACTTAAAAAAGACCCCTTTAGGTGAAGATAAAGAGGCTTTGATTCTTTCTTTTTGAGTGGTTCAAGAATTGACTCATTTTCTTCAAGGGAATAAATATTTTCTTCGTTCATAGAAAGAATAAACGCAGAACTTCTTGCAATCCACTCTGAATCAGAAGTTGGAACAGTGTCTGATCCGGGAGATTGGACGGATCGAACGCTTGATTTAGAGTCCGCTGGCTGATTAACAAAAGAATACTCTTTAAAAGAAATGTCCTGCATATCTATAAAAGCCAACTTTCCCTTGTAAACCTGACCCCTCTTGTACCTTGCTGCGGGTGGCTTTCCAGCAGATTCTGATGCCAGGTCATCGCCACTGATAGAGCATATCGCCTTGCCGGCTCGTCCTCCAACAGAACCGGT